AACTCTAAAGTTTTCATAAATCCTCCAGGATCTTCAAGTCTTCTAGGGGCTTGTTCCCTAAAACATTTCCTGTAAGGCAGCTCGGCAAAGCATTAGCATTGCGCGTCCCTCGTGAGTTGCCAGGCATCGAATATGAGCTTTGTTCGAAGTTCGCCTGTAGACAACCCGATCCAAAACGGAGTGTCAGTTTTGACGGTTGTTAGCGCTGTCAAGTGATTGCGCTGTCTCTCAATTTTGTCCTTAAATTTCATTTCAAATCCTCCAGGATCAAGTATTTAACTCCAACTCATCTTACTAAACCACAGTTTAAACGGGGCTAGAACTCTTGTCAAGTACTATTTTTAACTTTTTGGTATCTGAACGTAAAATAAATGTGGAAAATTGGCGCTTGACGTGCTATCTACTAAGAATCTATGGTCACTCGAAAAACGCTTCCGATGGGAGAACACCATAAATGGGCTGTAACGAGAAACCTCGAAATTGCCCGCGGGGTGCAATTGTTAAGAAGAGTTAGGTCGGCCGCAAGACCTGAGTTAATGCTTTGTTCCAAATGCCATCAGCCTAGATCTTTTCATGAAGGACCTAAACTAACTTGCCCAAGGTTAGAGGGTATAAGCGAAAGGCAGCGGCAAGCACGCGCACACAATGCTTCTAGGATGCGCGAGGCCAGGATGGAGAAGTTCAGACAACGCGAGGAGCGCAAGCGCTTGTTGGGTGAGAAGGGCTAGTAGTGTATACTTTCGGCTACAGATGTATGCCGTCCGGAAACGGGATTTTTAAACTGCTTAAAATCAGCGCCTTATAGAGACGCTAGTTTCCATAATATTCGTTATCAGACGTAGAATTGTTACAACTTATGCGCCGACTGCCGACAACAAAGCAGATAGCGCTCGCGCTGCAGCAAACGGCCAATCTTCAGCTATCCACAGACCACAATGGCATCGATCAACACGAAGCACAACAACGAGAGGAGATCGACAGCCCCTCCCACCTTGCCGATCCGAAATCGACCTCGCCTGCTAAGTCCCCGCCTACCCCCTGCCGCGGCGCAGTCTCGCTCTCCCCTACAAAAAAAGTTTAAGTTTAAAAAAAAGGTCTTGACTTTCACATTAAACCGCAGTTTACTTGGGACATGCTGAGCCACGCCGACGCGCGCCGGACCCCGCTGCCTGACGGCAGCGTGCAGGCAGGTGCGAGGAGAAATATGAACGAACCAACGCTAGAGCAAATGATCCAAGAACTCAAGGAGGCCGGATGGATCGAGTGCCCGACATGCCCGCTGCCAACTCACCGTCCGGCGGTTTGGAGGAGTCCGGGAGGTCAGGTTTTCCTCGGCCCTTATGGGGCATGGAAGAGAATGAATCTCGACAGAGAAGCGCTCAAACAATGCCAGCGCTAGTTCTCGATCCATTCGCCGGCAGCGGCACACTGGAGATCGTCGCCCGACGCCTCGGCCTGCGCTGCGTATCGCTTGACTTAAGCCCCGATTATGCCAGACTGGCGCTTGCTCGGGCCCGGGACGCGGAGAAGACCGACGCCGACCGCGAGCGGGAAGGCTACGAAGAAGCTGGACAGATGAGGATGGTCTTATGAACGAGGAGCCGTGGCCTGATTCAGGAAATTATTCTGATCCAACACCGGAAATGCTTGAAGACCCGGCTTGGAAAGCTATATGGGAAGAGATCAAGCATTGGGACATCAATGTGCCAAGCCGGTACGGCGGGTACTGTACGGCAAATGGCAACCACGTTACAGCTATTTTTAAGGCGATTCAAAAGGTGAAGAGGCTGGACAGATGAGGATGTTTGCGGAGGTAAAAAGATGAAAGTCGGCATTGGGATTGCGCTGCTGGTAGCATGGACCACATTGGTCGGCTTTGTTTCCTACCGAGTTACATCGCGCCATGTTCGTGGAAAAGTAGAGAACGGCCATATTGCGTTCTTGGACATTGAGCCAAGTCTAGACAAAAATTGGACTATTATAGGAGATGCTGTGGCTATAAGGCCTGGATGGCACGTTACAATCACGAATATTAATATTGATGAAGAAAGAAAGACAGTAGAGATTATACCACCGACCCCCGGGCCTTGCTCAGATTTGTTTAAACATGCTGCGGAGGTGAGAAATGCAGGCAATTCTAGCGGTTCTAATGGCAACGGGGCTGGTGGCGGTTAAGGAGCCGCAAGAAGCGCTCATGCCATCGCCGCAGGCGACACTGGTGGGTAAACTGACCTATGGGGAAGGCTACGGCTCTGTTGCCGTCGGCGCCAACCGGATTGAGACAATCACGCTTATCAATAATGGAACGGCGAGCGTCACGGTCTCCAAGGTTACCTATACCGATGGGGCGTTCTCAACTTATTCGCCTACGCTGCCGCTGACCCTGCCGACCGGAAGTGCGATGTCCTTGCAGATTAAGTTTATGCCTACGGTCGTAAAACCGTACTCGGCTAATTGTAACGTTTACTCAAATATCCCGACGCATACTTTTGTGCTGACCGGGACCGGGATTAAGGCCCCTGCGACCCAGCACTCGGTCAACTTGACGTGGAATGCCTCAACGTCGCCGGTGAACGGCTACAACGTGTATCGCGGCATTGCTCACGGCGGTCCTTACAGTAAACTCAACGCCGGCTTGGTTACGCCTCTCACCTATACGGACTCAACGGTGAGTTCCGGCCAGACGTATTATTACGTTACTACTGCGGTCGATGCACAACTCAGAGAAAGTCCTTATTCCAACGAGTTCACGGCTGGTGTTGCTGTTTCCTTCTTTTCTAGGGCCAATATTGAGTTGATATTGCTGATTGCGCTGGTTCTTGCGATTGTGATTTACTTCGCATGGTATAAGAATCGGAGGAGGCATGAACCGGTTTGATCCAATGCCCCCGGGTGGTCTTCCTCGCCGGCGCGGTCGCCCGCCGAAGATCCGTGCCCTAGCTGCGCTCGCGAAGGCCGATACCGCGGGCCAGGAACTTACCAAGCCCGAACGGTCGGCTTTGACCTATGCCGAGCGGCGCCCAGAACGAATTCTCACGCGCTATCTCATCGAAGAACTTCAGCGTGTCCTGCCAAACGGGATCGACCGGGCTAAACAAATTGTAGATAAACTGATTCAGAAAGCCGCCGAGGGTGATAATATCGCTATCCAATATATATGGGACCGGGTTGAAGGCAAAGTTCCAGCGCCGATTACTGGCGGGGATGGCGGGCCTGTTGAAATCAACGTGCGGGTAATTGCGCTCGGTGCGGTAGTCGATGGATCTTGATATCCAGCTCCAGCCGAAGCAAATGCTGTATCTGCAGCTCGTCAAGTCTGGCAAACCGACTTGGCTGGGCATGGGCGGGTCGCGCGGCGGGGCAAAATCCTTCACCCTTCAAGCAATCCAGATTATAAGGCGCCTCGAGAACCCCGGAACCCCCGGTGTCATCATCCGTCGCACCTACCCTAGCCTTAAAGAAAACCACATCGACCAAATCTTCCTGCACTGGCCCGAACTGCGCCAATATTGGCGGGCCTCGGACAAGGAAATCCGCTTTCCGAACAATTCCAGCCTCTTTTTCCGTTCCGCTGAGACTTCCGAGGACGTTGCAAAGATGATCGGAACTCAATACATGGACGCCGGCATTGACCAGGCCGAGCAATTCACTGAGCGCGAATTGAACACTTTTAAAAGCTGCGTCCGCTGGCCCGGTAAGAGTCCAGCCTTTTGCAAGCTGCTGCTGACCTTCAACCCGGGTGGCATCGGGGCGAACTTTCTTAACCGGATTTTCTACAAGCACCAGTACAACGAGAACGAGCAGGCCGAGGACTACGAATTTATCCAAGCCTTCGGTTGGGACAACTGGGAATGGGCAAAAGGGGCGCTCTTAGAGGAAGGTCTCACCTCCAGGGATTATTACTCCTGGAACTCCGACAAGCGATTTGATTATTTCATCAAGAAATCCCAGTACGGCCGCGATCTCAATTCCCTGCCTCAAACCCTGCGTATTGGCTGGCTGCTGGGTTCTATGGAAAAGTTCGCCGGCCAGTATTACGACTGCTTCAGCTATGAGCGCCATATACGCCCCTGCCGACCCCAGCCTTGGGATGTTCGGACTATCGGCATAGACTGGGGCTTTGCGCATCCCTCGGCGGTACTGTGGCAAGCCCAAACGGGAGGCCGAACGATTTTCTACAAGGAATTCTGCCAACCGGGCCGGTCCCCGCGGGCGCTCGCGCAGGAGATCATAGATAGAACCCCGGCTGACGAGCGCAAGCACATCCGTAAGATTTTTCTTTCCCATGACGCCTTTGCTAAACGCGATGAGCGCGACACGATAGCGCAGCAGATGGCAGATGTTTTCGTGGGCAGCGGCCTGCCCTATCCCGAGGCCGGCTCAAAGGATGTTGAGGGCCGAGCGATGTTGCTGTATACAATGTTTCAGAGGGACGAAGTTGTTATTGATCCCTGTTGTTCAAAGCTCATCGAGACCATTCCGATGATTTGCCATAGTCAGGAAGAAGGCAAGGAAGAACAAACCATAAAGTTTGATGGCGATGATTCGGTAGACGCTGCGTGGTACTCGCTGACCTACCGCCTGCCGGGGGCCTCGAAGCCGAAAGAAGTTCAACTTATGGAGAAGGCAAACGAGATTTCAGATCCTGTGCGCCGCTGGTGGTTCCTGAGGAACAACACCAAGAAGCCCAAGTCTTCGACGGTCAGCCCGAACGTAGTCATGGCGTGGCAGAAATTGAAGCCGAGGAGTCCCTACGTTGTATGACTATAATAGAAGCAGATAGAATAATTGAGCAGCGCGAGCACGAACTAAATCAGATTTTAGGGAAATATAAACTGAATATAGAAACACTTCAGATTGAAGCTTGTCTTCCTCCGGCTTATATCCGTCTACAGGAAAATGGGAAACTAGAATGCTTCTGTTTTCGGCTTGTCTTCACTGATTACGGGATGTTTTATGAATGTATGGAACCGGGCTGTCGAGGGGCAGGGTGCCCGGTATTTGACGGAAAAATTGTCCCCCCCGAGGTTGCGAAGCGGCTTGAGACTCATGTGTTTCTTTGCCATGTAAACCTTCCCGGAGACTCCCATGTTATCAAGGTCAAGCGATAAAGCACTTATTACCGAGTTGCTGGCCGACAAATCCAGGCTGATTCAGGAAAACCAAAAGCTTAAGGAACAGCTGACTAGCCTGCTAGACACGATCAAGAAGTTTTCCGAGGGCCTGAAGCAGATGCAGGAGCAACCGCGCATGGTTCGACCTAAAATCCCAATCCCCGAGTATTATCGCAACGAGATAGACTGGCAACGCGCCGGCATGACTCAACCTGAGCCGGAAGATATGCTGCAAGCGAGGCGAAAATGAGAATAGTCTTGACAACTGGCCTTTTATGTGGCACGTGTCAGAGTCCCATGCACCCGCACATCGTTCCGGGCAAAAAGACGACTTTGGAATGCACGAACCCCAATTGTACCGAGTGCGGAATGCAAGTTTTGGCCCCCGAAATTGAGCCGGTTGTGGAACCTGAGATTTTGGAGCAAAAGTAATGCGCTACCGTGCCGGAGATGGAAGGGTGTTCCCGAATGTTCAACAAGGAAGGCAGTACGATTACTACCTGCAAAGCTTGCCCGGTCGTGGCCGGGAGATGACAAACCAAGCCCCTGGTGGCCCTGCACATGAAATGGCCGTCCGTAACCACGGCACAGCTAAGGAGCTCCATATCGTCTACCAGGGCCCCTCGCGCTGGCGGGCTACTTCGGTTCATGCCGATGGTCATCGCCATACCGAGGTCCGGCCCGAAGCATACTTGGCGCACCAGATTGGCGGAACTTTGCTCGGATCCGACAACCCGCCGCTCGGTATAGCTACACACCGCAACTCGCGCAATCAGCCCATCGGCCCCAAGGAAAATGACGAGATACGCAAGGCTGACCGCCGCGAGCGCGACGACGCGATAGAGTTTGACGATTACGAACGGGATTGATCTTGGCCGGCCACCGCCTGTTTGAACGCGTAGGCTAAGTGAGCTGGATACCAACCACTATTCTCGGAAAGCTTCAGCGGGCGGAACCGGCCAACAAGGAGTGAATGTGCCAGAATTTCTTAAGAAGAAGCTAAAAGCCCAAGCTGAAGAAAAGGGCTACAGCGGTGACCGGGCTGACAAGTACGTTTACGGGACTATGAACAAGATGGGTGCAATGCACGGTTCAGAGGAAACCGCAAAAGGCCGCGCAATGCAGAAAAAGCATGAAGGTAAGAAGGGTTGGGCCGGCCGAGCTTCTGAGATGAAGAATGGCAAATGAGCAGGATGAGTTCGGAACAGAGTATTCTCATTACGCAGCATCGAAGCATGGCCCCTTCCGCTGCGACAACTGCACCCACTTTTCCGACCCCCACTATTGCTCACACCCTAAAGTTATCGAAGACGCGCCGAGCGGAGAAGAAGGGCTTAAACTTGGCAAACGCGATGAAGGCCGTCAAGAAGCGGCGATAGTTCAAGCCGCAGGCTGTTGTGGATACTGGTGGCCGAAGTCATGAATATTGGTTTTTATGGCGACCTTTACGTGCACAATCTTTCATATTGGCTTTATGATTTCCAAGGAATAAATGGTCTGGTCTAGTACAAGTCCTAGTATCACATTTATGGAGAACCCATTTTCCTTCTGGAATTAGTCCAAAATGGATTACCCAGGATATTCTATGTGCGGAGTAAACCGTTTTGTTTCCAGTGTGAATTCTTGTTACATGAATTTGTCCGTAGCCTGTCTCGGCAGCGATAGTTCCATGCCATTTCCAGCAAGGCCCGAGATGTGGAACATGGAGAGGTATTGGACCATCTTTGTCAATACTGGACCAAAATCTTTGTCGAATAGAGACCTTTCGACCTCGGGAAGGAATATAATCCAAATCAAGCATTTCGGGCTCCTTTCCAGCCTGATTGCTTAGGGGTCGAGCGGCGCTATAACGTCGCTCGTCTCCGACATTATATCACTATGAATGAGAATGATGTACGCTCCACCGAAAAAGAAGGCCAATCGAGCCGCTGGGCCTCGCGGGCTTCAAGGCTGAAGAACCGTAAGAAATTCAAGCCGCCTCCGAACGATGATCCTACGAGCCAGGAATCGGTGGAGCGCTCGACTAAAATGTACCCGACACAGAAGCGCTATAGCGGTCCCGTCCGTCAAAAACTTGCATAAATGCCGAGGCTCGCGCAACAAAACGTCGATATTGCAACGCCGACGATGGAACGCGGCCCGGAAGAAGAACCCCGCCCCGAACTTCAATTCGACCCCGGCGAAATAGCCCCCTATTGGGCCTCCCCCTATCCTGACGCCGAGCTTTCCAAGCAAGCCGAGCTGGAACTGAAGCGGCTCTGCGACATGATTGCAAATATTGACGTGGCGGCCCGCCGCTGGGAAGTGGAGTCGGCTTGGTACTCAAGGCTTATTCAGAGAGGCTATCAACATCTCTGGCCGCGGCGCGGCGGCGGCTGGATTTATATTCCCTTTTCTAGCGACTACAACCGCCAGTCACGGTTCGGCTCGGCGCTGCACGGAAACGAGACGAATATTTATGCTACTTACCAGGAAATCATCTGTGCCGCTATTACTAGAGACATCCCCCGTGTGCGGTTCAAGCCTGACGACCCTGACAGCGATGTTGACATCACTTTTGCGGATGCTGCCAGTCGGTACGCGAGATTATTCGGTCAAATGGTGGACCTTAAACAACTTCACCAACAGTTGGCCTATTACCTTGCGACCGACGGGCGAGCACTTATTGTCACTGACCATATCATTGACGCCCAGCGATTTGGACGGGAGCACCCTCAAGAAATCCCCATCGTCCCCGAAACCGAAGCGCAGGAAGTGCCAGTTGCAGCCTACTTGGTCCGCCACGGTGAAACCGATCTCAACGAAGAAGGCAAAGCACGCGGGCGCACCACGTCTGGCCTGGAAGAAAAAGGAAAGCGCGAGATAGACCATGCCGCCGAATGGCTTCAAGGAAAAGGCGTACAGCTTATTATTTGCTCGCCCATCGAGCGTTCCCTTGAATCGGCCCAAATCCTTTCTGACAAGCTTCAGATTCCTTTTGAGACCGACGACCGTTTAGCCAGCCTTGATATCGGGGAACTCGCTGGCGAAGATAGGCAGGACGTTCAGGCTGCAGTTGAAGAGGGCTTTGAGAATCCTGACGAACCTATTGATGGCGGGGAGTCGGCGGGAGAATTTCAAAAGCGCGTTGAAGCCGGTGTTATGGACGCCCTCTCTAGGGGTCAACTGGTAGCCATCGTAACACACGACTCCGTAATAAGTCAAATCTTCAAAATCTTCGAGGGCGAAGAAATCCCCATGACGCCGGTCGAGCCGGGGGGCATTGCCGCGCTTGAGCCGCAGCCGGACGGAACCTTTAAGCCCAACGTGGTGTTTCCTTGCATGAGCGCGGTTCCCGATTCAGGCCGGGACCGTGGGGTGCCGCGGGGACGTGAAACTGCGGCTGTGTACGGAAAGCTTGAACATAAAGTGCCAATGAATGCCCAGAACCAAGAGGATTGTCTTTGGATTCAGCTTTCCAAGGAGTATGACGTATCTTATGCAAAAGCGATGGCTCCCGAGAAAGCTGACAGAATTAGAGCGGGTGGATCTATTGCGGGTGAAAATGAGTTGGACCGTATTGCTCGTATTAATGCCGTTCTGGCCCTCGAAGCTTCTTACGTTACTGGCGATAGCATGGTGCGCGACTGTACTATACAGCGTACTTGGATGCGTCCGGCAATGTTTATGGAGATTCAGAAAAAAGAAATCCGCGAGGAACTATTCAAGAATTTTCCCGATGGCGTTGAGGTAATCCAGGCCAGCGATATTTTCATCAAAGCCCGCAACTGCCTACTTGATGACCACTGCACACTTGTTCATGCATTCCCTGGAACGGGGATGAACCGTCTGGCACTGTGCTCAAAGCTTGAGTCCGTTCAGAAACGCTTGAACAACTGGGTGGAGCTTCTTGACCAGTTCTTTGTCCGTTGCGTACCGATGCGTTACGCTGACTCGAAGATTTTTGACCTTGAAGCCCTTCGGGACCAACCCGGCGCCCCTGGCGATTATATTCCTTTCATTCTGGACATGATTCCACCGCAGCGCGGCGTGCAGGATGTAATCTGGCAAGAGCCATTCCCCGTTCACCAGCCCTCGATGCCGGACTTTATCAGGATGTTCACTTATGAACTGCCGCAGCTTGTTTCTCATGCCCTGCCTTCCATATTTGGTGCTCAAGACAATACGGATACTGCAACGGGCGCGGTCTTGCAACGGGATCAAGCCCTCGGCGTTTTGCTAACTCCTTGGTGGAATATCCAGGTAGCGACGGCTAGCTATTTCAAGCAAGCGGTTCAACTGGCGGCCCGCTGCCGGCATGAAGCCATTGTTGGCACAGACCGGGCATCCAACCGCATCAAGATTGAGCTTTCGGAACTCAAGGGCAGCATTAATGCCTATCCCGAGGAAGACGCCAACTTTCCCGAGAGTTGGACACAGAAGCAGCAGCGCTATCAGCAGCTCATTATCGATGGTTCTCAAAATCCGTTCGTAAATAAGTTTCTTGCGGGTATTTCAAATCTTCGGTTAGCTAAAGACATGGCCGGCTACGATGAATTCAAGATTCCAGAGGCTGACTGCTACGAAAAGCAGATGGGGGAATTCGAGCTTCTTCTAGCGTCCGGCCCTCTGCCCAACCCTCTGCGAATCGAGGCGGAACAGGCATTGCAGGCCGAAGCCATGAGGATGCAGAATCAGCAGGCGATGGGGGTTGTGATTCCTCCTGAAGAGATCCAGCAGTTTGCGATGGCGCAGCAACAGCTCCAGCAGATCCCGCCTCTGATTTCGTCGGTTCCGGTCGATCAGGATACAGACAACCATGAGGTCGAAGCGCAATCCTGCTTGGACAAATTGAACTCTCCCGAAGGGCGCCGGATGCGGAACGGGACGCAGCAGGAGCAAATGGGATTTCAGAACTTAAAACTTCATTTCAAGGAGCACCAAGTCCTGATTCAGCCAAAAGACGGAATGCCAAAGCCGCCGAGTATCAGCGCAAATTACAAGGATCTTCCGCCCGATGCCGCGGCGCAATTTCTGAACAAGGCCGGCCTTCCGGCAAGGGGGCAGGATGTTGTCCAGACGCGCGAGTACCAGGCCGAGCTTAAAAAAGAAAGCAAAGTCTCACCCACAGGAGGCTAAAAAGATGGGATTCAGCGAAGGTGATGTTATCAGCCGCGAAGACCCCGTATCCAAGACTGAACTTGTAAAACTTCTTGAAACCGACGAGGAAAATAACATGCAATTTTGGGAAGTTAAAGATCCAGAGACCGGAACAAAGTTCGTCGCCTGGATCAAGGAGTCAGACTGGAAGAAAGAAAGCCACCACAGAAAATGGAAGGAGTGAATTGAGAGTTGATTGGAATTTGGAAAACGCCGGCCGCAGTGGGAAAGAATGGATGGCTTGGGCTATGGGTCCGAGATTTGTTAATGACATAATCTGGATTTCATATGTGGCCCGAATTACCTCGGACCTCTGTAAAGCCCAAAAGGGAAATGGTTCACGCCTGAGAAGGAAAGAGATAAGGTCATTGTTCAAGAAAAGTTTTAGGGCGAGTCATTTTAGGGAGTACCAGGAGATTTAATCCATGGGCGCAGATTTAGGTTTGATCGGCAGCGAGCTGGAATCTCAGATCGCGACTCAGCAGGTGGAGACGCCCGAGCCGGAACCTGAGCCGGTAGAACAACCCGTCGAAGCTCCGGTTGAGGAACCGCCGCAAGAATCGGAAATTCCCGAGGAAGAGGCCCCGGAGGGGGAAGCACCCCGGCCGTCGTCGGCTCCAAAGGAGGTATTGCCCCAGGAACTTGCAAAATCTTTGCGAGAATTTCGTGAGGCACACCCTGAACATGCGAAGGCAGTTAGAAAGATTCAAAATGACTTCTATGGGATGCGGCAAGTTACCAATGAATTTCCGGGTGGAATAGATGAAATCCGTACTGTGAAATCAACTCTTGATGCTCTCGGGGGCTCGGAAGGAATAAGCCGAATGCGGGCTGAGATCCAAGCGAGTCGCGAACTTGATTCCTTGGCACAGGAAGGCGACCCGCGAGCGATTCACAGCCTTGCTGATGAGTACCCGGAAGGATTCAAGCGGCTTGTTCCTGCCGCCCTGGAACGGCTGCAAAATATGGATCGGCAAACTTACGCTGACACCCTGCGTGGTCCGATCCTGCAATCGCTCGAAGGTGATGGAGTTATTCAGACTCTCGGTGCGGCCATTGAGGAATTAAAAGCCGGTAATGCCGACCGGGCATCAAGAGAACTGGATCGGATTGCCGCTTGGTATCGGGACATCAAGCAGAAGGAAACCGACTTTCGGAACCGTTGGCAAGACCCTCGGCTACAAGACCTCCAGAAGCGCGAGCAGTCGGTGCGCCAGCAGCAGGCCGATATGATGCTTCAACACGCTCGGAGGGAGGTTTCAGCCTATCTTTCGCAGTCACTTGACCCTGTGGTTCGCCAATTGACCCAAGGATCCAGGCTCTCGGCCGATGGAATCGCGGACCTCAAGAGAAGCATAACTTACGAGGTTTGGGATAATCTCGGCAAGAACGATTTTTACATGAAGGAAACGGCGGCGCTTTTGAAGCAAGGGGATTTGGACAGGGTGATTTCCTTTGCCAAGCCGCAGATTGACCAAGCCCGCAAGGCGGTTGCCCCGAAGGTATGGGCGCGGCGCTACGGTGCTCCAGCGCAACAACGGCGCCCTGCTCCTGGTGCTAGCACCCAGCCTAATGGACAGTCGAACGGCCAGAACCCCGCTAACCGCCCGATGGCTCAACAGACAATGCCAGCGGTCCCGATACAAAAAGCCCCTCCTGGGGAGGAGATAGATTGGAATGCCGACCCGACCAGAGTGCATTATATTAAGGGTGAAGCCCGGCTGAAGAACGGAAAATTCGTGCGCTGGAAGGTTGGAGGGTGAAATGGTTATCCCACTGGGTTGGATTATTGTTGTTCTCTTGATCGCCGGTCTTGCCCTCTGGGTTCTTGGTCAAATTCCTTGGATTGACGCCAGCATGAAGCAGGTTATAAGAATTGTGATTATTGTCGTGGTGGTCTTGTGGCTAATTAGCATTTTTGTCCCCGGTGCATGGACGATAAGAATTTCCCGCTAAAATCCTTGACTTTCCTTCCCCGATAGGCTAATTCTTCCAATCGGACTGGAACGAGGGTTACGGCCCTTTAAAACCGTCCAAGCGTTCCGGTTCTAATCCGTCCTGCGCAACCTAAGCTGAGCGAGCTTCCAAAACTACGCTGCGGACGAGTAAAATTGAGGTGTTTATGAATGCCAGCATCATTTTCTCCTCTGCTTGAAGCCTCTGTTCAATCTATCGAGCTCGAAGCTTTTTCAAAGCAGATCCCAGATTTAGTTCCTCATTCTGAAACCCTATACGGTCGCTTCAAAAAGAACGCGACCACAATCCCTGTCTCCAACGTAACCGCTGCCGGAGGCATTACCCGGCCTTCCTTCCGCGTGCCGTTCCGCGCCCAAGCAGGTGCGGGAATAAGCCAAGGAACCGGAAATGCCGATTCGCTCTTTCGCGGGTCGGGCAGCCAATGGGCAGCCTTTGCGCTTTCCCCAATTTTCACCTTCAACGTCTGCGAAATATCGTTCCTCGCTCGCATAGCCACTGAAGGCCGGAAAAGGGGCTTATTCAACGTCCAAGCCCAGGAACTCGCCAATACGTTCCAGCAGGCGATGCAGCAGCTTGAGGCTCTATGCCAGCAGGACGGTAGCGGGGCGCTCGACCAGATCCCGTCTACAGCTACGGTAAACAACGGTACTGGCGGCGCCGGTCCATCTTTCTCCTCAATCGTCGGACTGAACAACGCCTTCCAGTTTGCCGACCAACAAACTGTTCAGGTGTTCTCGGCGGTAGGCGGAACCAACCGTGGATCTTTCACTATTACTTACACCGATCCGGTGACTCAGACTATCTATAGCTCCCAGGCTCTTCCGGCCGGGACCACTACCGGGGATTTTCTGATTGTCAACGGAGCTCCGGGATCCGCCGGCGGGTCGATCCTCGGCCTGCGGGCGTGGCAGATTAACTCCAACACCGGAACTCTGGCGGGCATTCCCCGGGCGAATTTCCCCAGCCGCCTTTCAACTCCAACCATCAACCTTGCGGGGGCGTCAATCTCCAACTCAACTAGTTGGCGTGCAAACGTCCTGCTCGGACGAGCGATGGGGCCCGAGAACCCTATTTTCCGCAACGTCTGCTGGTACTGTGGCCCTGACCAGGCCTTTCAAATCGGCAACCTCTATCTGAACGTGCTTGCGGCCCGCATGAACGACGGCAAGGAAATTAGGGGTAATGCTCCTGACATGACCCCGAAGGGCTGGCCGGTTACTTGGGGAAGTTATGAACTGATTGTCGGCTACAACGCCCTTCCGGGACGCTTAGACCTGTTTACCTTTGATACCTGGTACATAGGTGAACTCCTCCCTTTGGAGCTATACGACTTCGGGGGTGGAATCACGGTCGCGCCGGTACCCGACATACCGACTAGCGGTGGAACATACCTTACATCAAGTATGTTTGTTTATACGGCTGCCTTTAATTTGGCTAACTCTGCGCCTCGTGCCGGGTGTTATGTCAGCAACGCTTCACAGCCAACATTGTAGGTTGGAGTTGATTGAAACTCCGAAACACTACCGTGATTTTCTTGCCAAGTACGGGGGCCTGAATCCCCTAGGGGAACCGGCATTCCTGCTTCACTGGGGCTCGGACCCTATCCGGCGAGTGGGCCTCGCGGAGCAGTATTTAATGCCGTTCCCTTTCATGGCCCCCTACATTGGCTGCTGGGTGTTAGCTGAGTGGAATCCGCCCGAAGAATTTGGGCATCCCGATACTTGGGATGATTATCCTTTCAATGTTTCACGTGGAGCATATCTGCCGGTTCAGATTTTCCGCGAGGAAGGCAAGCCGGTAATGCTCGATTCACAATGGCTTAACCTCAATGTGTTAGGTCTATGGCTGAAAGTGATTCTGAATCACAAGTACGATTCGATGCAGAAGCGCCGGACTACCATAGAAACCGAGCATGAGCAGAAAGAACTCGCAAAAATGAAAGGACTTGTTGACCAGATTGAAGACGGTGCCCCCGCGTTTCTTGAAGCGGCGTCATTTCACGGCCAGCAGAATTGCAACACAGTCGTTAAGCAGAAGATGGAAAAGCTTGAACAGATGATGCCCCAGCTCAGAAGTGTTTCCCGGCGCTGGCCTCGGGGCATGACTACAGTCCAGCCTAAAGGAGAGTTATGGCAGTAACCACAGAACAGCAAGCACAGGTGTTGAACCAAGTAAGGCCGTTCGTTGAGGAGATGGCCCGTGACTCAGCTTTAATGAGTCAAGCTGTTCAGGCGTTTGGATTCGATGTTAATTTGCAGCGCACGCCAGCTTACTGGGTCTATATCTACAATATTTCCCCTGTTGAGCATATCCGCCACCGGCCCCCGCAGTATTCAGCAATAAAAATTGCGGCTTGTCCTCCCGATAAGGAATACATCAGGGCACTCCCGATACCGGATACGGTTAACCATAGATGGCCGAATCCTGATACCGGGCAACTTACCTATTACGGTGAACGTGGCGAGCGCTTTGCTACTGATCTTATCAATCCGTCAAATCTGAGCAATGATATGTGGGCCGAGATTAACCCTGAGAATCAATGGATAGATGGAGGTACTGATGATCTTTCCAAGCGCGGGGTTTTTTGGAGCCGGAACGATGTTCCCACCAAAGAAGAATTAAAGAGATCTAAGACTAAGATGGAAAGGTATTATCGGGAGCTCTTCCAGCGGGCTGAGGATCTTGCCCGTTCCGGCAAGTCTGCCGAGATCGGCAGGGAACACCACATTGCTGCCGATTACCTACATATGGGTAGCTCGTGGCATGTGGTAACGGCGGTCCCCGAGGCGTGCCCCAACTGTGGCGAACCGATCAAGCCGGGGATTGCTTATCACCCCTCGGCGGTCGGGGGAATTTGCATCCTTGACTGGAAGCGGACGTGTGCCGCCGGCCTAAAAACAAAAGCTGACGTGCCAGAGGAATCCCGGTGGTGGACTGAGCCTCCCAAACCTGAGATTCCGAAAGGCAAATAGTGGCCTTCCTGCCGTACTCGAATCAGGTAGTTGTCAACTCCCAAGGTGCGAAAGTGGGAGGACTAGCTATCGTTTCCATAGGAACCGCAAATTCGACCGGGAACCCGCCGTTCCCTTTGGCACCAATCTATTCCAACGCTTCGGGAACGCCACTGAATAATCCGTTCTTTGCGGACCAAGATGGAAACTACACTTTCTATGCGGCACCGGGGGTTTACAAGGTTTCGATCCAGTTTCTAACTTCTTCTTTCTTGCTGCCGATAACTCTCGGTCAAGGGTTCTAAAATGGCGTGTACCATTACTCCACCGAGAACAGACCTGCCGTTTATCACTCTCAATCCTACGGTTGCGAACACGTGTCTGACGGATATCTCACATGGCACAGTGGTGGCGAATACCGATGGAAGCGGAACGGTTTCCCGTACCAGTTCATCAAGCCTCAGCGGTCAGTGGATTTCAATTGAATGTGAGGGTTTCAGTCTTCCGCCCGGAGTAGTTCCGGCCCAGCAGCAATATATATACGCGGTGATTGTGAGCGATCATCAGGTCACTGGAAATTCCGGGGTCGTCTATCACGATGCAGGGCCGACGCCTTGGAACGGGTGTTCGACAACTCCATTTGGCCTTCCGATCGGCGTATTCAATATGCAGAACACTCAGGCGCCATGGGCCACAACGCAATTTACCTTGCAACTTTCACCCAGCGGCACATACCCGACTCCTACGGCGGTTGATGTTACGACTATCGGAATTGATACCCGGAACAATTCAACACTTAACTGGACGACAACGCTGGATTTGACGACCGTCCAGTGTGCGGCGCTGCTTGTCTATGGACCTACGCCCTCAGTTCCACCAACTAACCCGATCTTTCCGTATTCCAATCAAGCGATTGTCAACAACCAAGGTGCGAAGGTGGGCAGATTTGCTCTGATTCATGTTGGCACTGCGGCGTCGATGGGTAACCCTCCATTTCCTCTAGCTCCGATTTACGCCGATTCAACCGGTGCCCAGCAATCCAATCCGTTCATTGCCGATGAAGAAGGGAATTACACCTTCTGGGCCGCAGCGGGGGTTTATAGGGTCTCGGTCAATTATGGCAACCAGGTGATTTATTTGCTGCCGATTACTATAGGGGCGGGTTCATGAAACATGCCCTTCGGGTTCTCTCCATTTTATTGCTTCCATGCGCTGCTTTGGGGCAGTTCTTTCCTTATTCTGGGCAAAGTATTATTAACAGTAACGGAGCTAAAATCGGGGCATTCTCAAACATTACGGTCTGCACTTACGGGGCTAGTGGAACCCCTTGTAGCCCGAAGGCGACAATCTATTACGATACCAACGGTACGGCGAAGCCGAACCCGTTCAATGCCGACCAGAACGGGAACTTCAACTTCTTTGCCGCCACAGGAATTTATGTTTTAAATATCCAGTTCGGGCCCTCGGTCTATGCTTACCCGGTCAATATCAGCGCGAGCGGGCAGTCAGTCTTATGCACTCTTGGTACGGGAATAGACGCCGGGGCTTCGATTCAGAACTGCATTAACGTCCTTCCGGCCTCTGGCGGGGTGGTGGACGCGAGCTTGATTACCGGAGCGCAAACCGCAGCAGCCAGCATCGTTGCCAACAAGCCTGTGACGTTGAAGCTTGGTAGTATCACTCTTGCATGTTCTCAACCCGGAGGTGCGCCGTGTATCACCGTCTCGTCAAATGGTGTACGCATTTCTGGGGTCGGTTCCGCGAGCGTTTTGCAGCAGGCGAACGTTGGAACAACCGGATCCCCGCGGAACATTATTTCCAATACGAGCGGGACGACTACCGCCATAACGGACTTTGAAGCCGACAACCTTAAGCTGGTTGGAGTGCCGGGAACGAATTACGCCGGCGGGAACAACGGAGTCGATATAATCCAAGGAACCCGCGTCAGTGCCCATGACCTAAAATGCACTGGCTTGCAGCTTGAGTGCGTCAAAGTTCAGAACTCGGTTGATGTCGCCATACGCTCCAACGAGGGGTATTCCCTTTCAGGCGGGATAAGGCTGATCGGCGTCCGGCATTTCAGGATCCACCATAACAACTTCCATGATACCCAGAACGCTGCAACTATCCTCTCGATCCCATATGCAGTTGACTCGGTAAGTGGGACAGGTTTCCCGCCATCGGTTGATGGGGTGATCGACGGGAACGTAGCCACCAACTATCCAAATACCGAGGCGGTCCTGATCCACGATGGGTCAAACCTCACCATAACTGCGAACGTTGGTAACAATGTCTCGACGCTGGTTTCCCTGATCCCCTTTGCAGCTCCCGATGCGGTCATGAACTGGGTCGTAGTCGGGAACACGATGAACGGGACTTTAACTGCATCTTCGCAGCCCTCGGGCTATGGGATAGCGTGCAATGGGCAATCGGGCTTGGTTGCCTCGCACGGGTCCATTTCAGGGAACACGGTCAACAATGCCAACCGGGCCATCCTCTACGATACCCAGTCTGGAATCGGCGTTAACTTCTGCGATGACGTTGAAGTGGTGGGAAATACGGTTCACGGAGCCGGGGGCCACGGTATAGAACTCGCGGCGGGTGTAACGCGGGTGAATATTCACGGCAACATGGTAACGGACGTGGTGGCTTCGACAGGAACCTATCGGGATTGCATAGCGGTACTGCCGAATGTCTCTGGCCTGAGCGGCCGCGTTGATGGAAACTATTGCGACTCAGCGGGCGTTAACGTGCGCCTCGACTCCTACGTTCCTTCTCTGATTATCGGGCCTAACAATGTTTTTACCAACGTCACGAACAGCATTACGGACGCTTTCAACGCCAAGGTTGACAGCGTTTTGCCTATTCCGGTGCGGCTGTCGATTGGCGCAGGTTTGCAGCCAGTCTATCCTCTGGACATTCAGAAGCAATATAACAGCGGCCTGTTGACGGCGGGAACTCCAGCCGGAACCACGAACAATGCCGGTAGCCTTTCGGCTGGTAGCTACAGGGTTCAGTGGACCTACGTTAATATTCTCGGGCAGGAAACTACCCCTGGCCCTGAAGCAATCTTTGTTGTTCCACCGAGCGGCAATATCTCCTTGAACGCGCCAGTCTCGCAGCCGGGGATGGCACAGTCTTATCACATTTATGCCACGGCTGCTGGAGGCGCGACCGGAACAGAAAAGCAGTGCGATTCTGGAAACGGAATAGATTTCAGTACCGGCTATAACATTGCTACCGCTTGCGCCGGGGCATTGGCTCCTGGAGTCAATGGAACAATTGGGCCGGAACTACAGCTTAAAGTTAACGGGATTGAAGCACCTTACACAACCGACTCGACAGTGGGATATGGGGCTCAGATACAGAACCAGATTGCAACGGGCAACACGCAGAATACGACCTCGGTTAAAGGCGGGGCAACCATCGAGCACGACCATTTTGGGACCGGCACGATGACTAAGCAGGAAGGGGTTACTGCGGTTGCTGCTAACCGGTCAACTGGGACGATCAGCACTGGAAATGGGCTTGACTCTACTATGGTTAATTTGGCCGCCGGGACAATAACGGAAGGGCATGGCGTGGTGAGTCAGCTCGTAAATAATGGCGGGGGCACATTTACAACGGGCATGACCTATTATGCCTTGCCCCCGGCGGCCCCACAGCCGATTGGAACTTACTATGCCTTCCGCGCTGACGATCCGGGAGCTAACTGCACTACCTGCTGGCAATTTTATTCAACAGGAACCAAGCCGAGCTTTTTAGGTGGGCCACTCCAGTTGGGGCCTCGGACGATAAGCACATTGCCTGCGGCCGGCTCAAATGTTGGCATGATAACAGTGGTCTCCGACTCGACGGTGATTGCCGCTGAAGGCCAAAACTGCGCCTCGGGTGGAACGACAATAGCGCTAGCATTCAGTTCCGGAGCTCAGTGGAAGTGCTTCTGATATGCCAGTACTGAGAACATTAGGCGAAGCCTACCCGACACTTGATGAGATCTTTTCATCGGTCCGCGTATACCTTAATGACACGTTCAAGGGCGTCACTCAGACCTACGGTGAAGGGCGTGTATTTACCACCAGCGCCGCAAACATGTGGACGCCATCAATAACGATTCTCAATCTAGCTACACAGGCCCTTCAGCGCGACCTCAAGGGGTATGGAGTCAAGACGACGATGGAGGAGATTTTCTATGCTTCAATTCCTCCCGTGAACGGGCCTCAAGGGCTGGCCGTTCCAGATCCGACCGTTCAATGCTATCTTGACTTCAATGGATATTGGGACGGATCGGTTCTTCATGGCAACCCTCCAACACCCTCGAATCCAAGCGGCGATCCGTCCCTGCCTATTAACCTGCTGATGCCCCTCGACATCTGGGAACGGGACGCCAGCTCCAATCTAGACTTCGGGCCGATTAGCCAGGCGCAGAACGGCTTGCCGTCGATCTACCAAAGCTATTCGCTGGGCCTTTGGGAATGGCGAGGAAACGCGATTTACTTCAACGGTGCGATTATCCCCAAGGACATGCGAATGCGGTACGTGGCGAGCCGCCTGCCCAAGTTTCCGGTAACCCTAGATCCGAAGCTGTTTCCGATAACTTATATTCCGTTCCCGGATACGCTAGACGTTTTGGCCCTGCGTACTGCGTACATCTTTTCGGAGTCTAGGCTTCCAGCGGGTGGGGCCAATGAGCTATTGGCTCAATACAACGAGGGCGTAACGAAAATTGCTGGCGACACCGTGAAAAGAATGCAGCGAACAAAGTTCTCCCGCCGGCCGGCAGTTGGGGATTGGTTCGGAAACACCGAATGGGGTGGTGGGCCGGCGTGAACGGAACAGCAATCGACGTTAGCATTTATATCTGTATTTTGGTAATCGTTCTTATGCTCGGCGGCTTTGTGTTCGCGTGGTGGCGCAAGAGAAACGGCAAATGAGCTTCAAGCCAGTAATTCCATTTCGGGAAGTTGAGAACGTGAAGTGGGGCGGCCTCTATACGGAGTCCGATCCTGCAGCGCTGCCAATGGGGGCGAGTCCGCAATGCTATGACATTGACTTCTTCATTGCTGGGATGGGAACCCGGCCGGGTCTTTCTAACCCAATCACGTCTTACTTACCCACTCTTCCCTCGGGCTGCTTGATTGAGTGGCTTAAGTCGATGCGCCAGCTTCTTGGGCCGAAGAACCAGACGCTAATGCAGGAATCCTCGGGTGGTCTGTGGGTTGAGGATTTAACCAACCAAGGAGTATTCAACAGAATTTACAACGGCGTCCTGAGCGGTGCCCGTGCGATCTCGGAAACTATCGGAGCGCGGGAGTACATCTGCCTGTCGGACTTGACGCAAGGCTTAGATGAGCCGCGGCAGTGGGATGGTACTAACCTGGATCGGATCTCTCAGGTTGGCCCCGGCGTAGGTCCTAGCGTTCCGTCTGTTTCTTCGCCGCTGTTCCCGATTCAATCCATTACCGAGATTTATACCCCAGTCAATCTCAATTCTATTTCCTGGGGTTCGGCTATTAATCTTTATACGGCCCAGCAGCCATCACAGATGCTTGTGTTCCTGAGCGCTGTCGGGAGTACGACATTTACGAAAGGCTTAAATGTTGGAGACATCGTGTATGTCTCGGGTTCGGTTCCATTAAACGGATTCGATCAGAACGGAACTTATACGGTTGAATTCATCGGACTCTACACCGATGCAGATGGAACCCGGCAATACTTCCAGGTTACGGCAAACCAGGTAAACAATGACTTTGCGCGGAACACGGCAGTGGGTCAATTCCAGAAAACACAAGCCCTGGTACAGCTCACAAACCCACTTCCACAACAAGACGTGGTGGTTGGAAACAAGGTATCTATTGCTGGTGCCTCGGTTGCGCAGTGGGATGGTACATGGTCGATTGTGGCGACTCCGACCGAGGGGCAGTTGCAGATTACTTCGACGGAACTCGCGGGAAATGTAGCAACCTACGACTACAACGTGATTTCCGGCACTGCCCCCGGTTGGCAGGCCGATACGTTCTATGCGCAGAGTTCGCAGATTGTTGACCCTGCTGGTAGCGTATGGCAAATCACCACACCTGGAATCAGCGGCGCGACAATCCCGCCTTTTGTTGGTCCGACACAGAATGACGGCTCGGCCGTTTGGACTCTCCAGCCTACGGCCACAATGTCTGTTACGGTGTTCAACACCAGTAACGGCAACGGGATTTTCAACGTTCAGAACGCATTCATTACTTCGGCCAACCAAACCTCTTTCAGGATAGCGCTTACCAGCCCAAATATTGTGGCGGCTGCAGAGACCGGCCTTGCGGTTTCCGGTACGGGCAGCGCTCTGATTATCGATCCCGGCACCAAGAGTCTTGGGAGTGGGAACCCTGGCAGCAATCCCATTTACGGCAATTCGACGGGCGGAAACATATTGGTGGTGGATCCCAACGTGGCCCCCGGGCTGCGCTATGCGGTGGTTTTGTACGAGACGCGAAATGGCTACATCACGGGTCAATCTCCCCCTGTGGCCTTCTATACAACCGGCGCAAGCACAAAGCTTACATTCAATAACATTCCTGTCGGGCCACCAGCCGTTACCCGCCGCATTGTGGCATTTACTCTAGCTAACGCCGGGATCGGCGGGCCGTACTTCTACATTCCACGCAACGTGCTGCTACCTGGGAGCGCTGCGAGTCTGGGACAGACTGTAACGGTCAGCAAGACGGTGATTGATGATAATACCAGCACGTCGCTTGGTCCGATTAACATTCGGGATGATGTCCTTGCAAACTCGGTGAATATTACCGTGCCCGGAAACAATCTCCAGCAACAGCGCGAACTTGCCCCCTGTGTTAAGGCGATTCAGTTTATGGGCCGAGCTTTTTATCTGGGCGAGCGCGTTAAGGTAGATCAGTTTGTGAATACCACCTTTGATGGTGGTTCAGTCAACGGCCAGCCTACGGGATGGGATATTTCTAGTGTGCTTAGTCCCTTTGTAAGTCTCCAGCCAAGTCCAAGTTCCGGCCAGTCGCTTTATATTAAAAACACTTCGGGTTTTACGTTGAATTCAACGGGACTTCTCAGCTCGTACAGAACGCTTTCACAGACGGCGCACGAGACATACCTGAATACAGAGATCATTCAGGAGTCAACGCTTTATTCGGTTCGCATCAAGGCGTCCATACCTTCGGGAAATACGGTGGGTTCTCTTATTGTGGAACTCTACTCTCCTTCGCTTAACCAGAATTGGGCGGCAACGATTCCGTTTACTTCGCTGAGTACGGCAATGAACGAAATTACCCTGCCCTTTGGAAACCCCTCATGGGCGCCGGTCCCCTCCGATCTCCAACTGCGCGTCTACCCCAAAGACCTGCCGCCGAATGGTGATGTCCTGGTAGACCGTATCGAGGTTTTTCCAACCCAGCAGCCGGTTTACACAACGCAGATTGCGGGTAGCTATATCGAGAATTACGAAGCTATAGACGCGGTGACCGGGAAGCTTGACACTTCTGCAAACACGTCCGAGCCGCTGACCGATCATTACCGGTTTCTGGACCGGTATTTTGTAACCACCGACAATCGGACCTTCTCCCCGATTCAGACGACCGATGAGCCTTCGGGCTGGGAGATCAGAGAGGTATCGAATGCCGCGGGCAGCTTGGGGCCACTGGCATCGGATGTCGGGCCGGAATATGTTGTTTCCGCTTCGCACGATGGTGTGTACATTTTCGATGGTGGTTCGCACCAGAAGATATTCCGCGAGATCCAGCAGATTTGGGACTTGATCTACGAGCCGGCCAGGCGAACGATTTGGATCAAAAACGATATCAAGGCGCAGAGGATCATGATCGGACTGCCGCTGCCGACTCCAAACAAGTTCCTGCCGAATGCGGCCCAGAACATAGCGCCGATTACCCCAAACGTAATTTTGATGTGTTCGTACCTGGGCCTTCCTACGGGTCGGGATATAGCGGCCGCGGACCCGGTTTCCGTTTCAATGTTTACAGGTTCTCTTTTATTTCATGATAAGAGAAGAAAATGGAGTTTTTGGCAAATACCGGCCGCAATTGGTTCTATTGTTGATCGCGCTGATGGTTCAAGAAAAGTTTGGTATGGTCAACTCAGTGTTATTTCCCAACAAACGGAAAATCCTGATCTTGATCCGGCTTTAGCCAACGATAATGGTGTGGGTATAAAAAGCAGTTATACAACCTTTAGTCATCAGGACCCACTTACGGTAGAAAAATTTCGCCTTCCTTCTGGACAGAAACTTTACGGTTATTTTTATGCAAGGATCGAAGGTAACGGGTCTTGGACATTGACAACGATCCCAGAGGATTTGGAAAGTCCCTATGCCGATACACAGCCTCCTTTTCCATTGATTAATCCAGCTCTGGACGATACGCAGGCTCCATTGAATGAAGTTGGAAACCGAATGTATATTCGCATCCAGAGTGACGGTATTGCTGGAACTTGCTGGAAGATAACTAGGTCTGTCGTCGGAATTTCTGAAGGTTCAAAATTTGTGGTTACTGGGAGGTGATGCGTCGATGGTAGGCAACGCATCTGGCTTTATTGCATGCCCTGCAATATCTGAGGATTTTTCCATGGAGGTGCTTGTAAAGCGTATTCTCAGCATTGTATTCGTGTCCTCTGCTGCAGTGCGTAAGTTTTCTTGTCCAATCGAAGGCCCGATGGCAGCCAACACAGAGTCTTTTATAATCGGCAGGATTATCAAATTGCCCTGTAATATTAGCCCATTCATATTTCTTTTTGGGATCAGTAGTTCCACACAGTTCGCAATAAATTGGTTTGCCAAGCAAGTTTCTTACTTTGTGATGAAGTTCAAGATAGCGCTTGCGGGAAATGGTTTTTGTGAGGTGTACAATATTTCTGGGCATTCGGCCTCCATACAGGTCGTATGTCAAGGGCCGCAGTGACCGCGCAAACGGTTCTGCGGCTCGTTTGATTATAACCCATGATTGTGCGTGATTGGAAGCAAGAAGATATGCCTACCTTGGCGCAGCTGCATGGTGAGAGTGTTCCTGGCTACCAACTACCAAAGGAGTTCGGGCCTTTGTACTGCGTGCAAAAAACGGTGTTGAGCGAGGAAGGAAAAATCGTTGCGATGGCGGCTGTCAAGCTTACATCCGAGGGCTTTCTGTGGGTTGATCCGAAATCCCCAAAGATCACGCGCACTAAAGCACTCATCATGCTCAACGAGACATGCAAGGAAGAAGCCAAGAAGATTGGCCTTGAGGATTGCAGCGCTTGGCCCCCGCCTCAGCTTCAGCGGACCTTTGGGAAGATCCTCCGCAAGCTGGGGTGGCGGCGGTCACCTTGGCGGAATTGGACGTTAGTTCTATGAGAGTCCACACAGTTCTGTTATTCGATATCGAGAGCGGCATCCTGGAGTTTGAGGAAGGCTACGATTGGGAAGGGCCCGTAGCTCGATTTGACCGGGCTTTGACCAACCAAGCAACTCAGGCCGCGCAAACCGCCCAGCAGCAAGCGGCGGGATACGGCGCCACGGCGGGCCAGATTCAGGGAGGTCTTATCCCGGAATTGCAGCGGTTTGCTGCAACTCCTCCAGGATTCGGAACGGACCTCGGCGCGATGGAGACGGCTGCAATGGGGAGCGCGGCGGCGGCTACGGGAGCGTCGGCGGAACAATCAGCCCTTCGTGCCATGCGAACTGGGAATGTCGCCGGTCTTGGCGCGGAGCAAGTAGGGGCGGCGGGTATGGCGGCCCGAGCTGGCGGCAGCGCTCTCCAGAACATTCTCGCTAAGAATGCGGAGTTAAAGGCCAGCCAGCAACAGGCGGCGCTCGGGGGTCTGGAAAGGCTTACCGGGGAAGACATTCACGGTCAAGCGGCGATGGCTGGACTTATTCCGCATGATATTGATGCAGCGATTCAAGCCCAGAGAGTAGGATGGTTGCAAAATCTTCCTACGATTATGGGCCTTGCTGGGAATGTGGCGGGCGGAATAGCGGGACTGCTTCCGGAACAGACATCTAATTTTCCAGGTGGGGGCGGGCTTTTAGGTGGCTGATAACAACAACCAAGAAGACGATGTAAAGATAACTTTAGGTCCGAAGTCTTCTCTTCAGATGTTGGGTAATGCCCTGTCAATGCCCCAGGGTCCTGGGAGAGCCTTAGCCAGCATCCTTGGTATGCCTGTGCCTGGAGGGATGCAACAAGGTCCCTTACCAGCTCAGCAACCAGCACAGTTACAAACTAGCGTACCGATGCGGGCTCCGCTTCTAGGTAGGATCGGGCATGTGATGGGGCAAATAGGCAAAGGGGCGCTTTTGGCGGCAAGCCCTCAATCTGCGCCGCTAGTTCCTGGTACTGAACAGTACCGCGAGCGCCAAGCGAAAGAAGCCCAGCAGGCGCAACTAGCGCAGAGTGAAGTTAGTTTACGGGAAGCTGAAGCTAAAAAGGCGGCTGAACCACATGCTCCGGTTGCAGTTGAAGGTGGAGCTTGGCTGCAAGATCCTGAAACGGGAGAGTGGGGATTTAGAGCTGGTGAAGGTGCAAAAACTCAGAAGCCGGAGGACATAGTTAAGGAATACTCATCAGCTCTGGCGCAGGGAGACAAGGCCAAAATAGCTTTATTGGCTCCTCGGGTTAAGCAGTTTTATGAGACAACGACTGGAGTAAAAGAAGGGGAAGCCGAAAAGCGCCAAGCGGAAAGGGAAGCTGCGGAAGCTGCACGGCAGCAGGCAACTGCTACGGCCAGCGCTGAGCGCCAAGAGAAAATGATTTCCGCTGAAAGTGAGCGGCAACAAAAATCTCTTCAAGCTCAATCTGAGAATCTTGATAAACGTCTGTCTTTTGAGCAAGAAGCGCTTGACAAGCGATTAGCGAAAACGGAGGAAAGTAAGGATAAGTCTCTGCGGGAAAAAGTTGTCAATTATTACGATCAAGCAATGAACGCTGATACGAGGCTTCAACTAATGCGGCAAAGCGCCGAGAACGCCAAGCAGGGCGATCAGCAGGCTATGGTCAATATCCTCTCGAATCACGTTGCTATGGTTCAAGGTATTCCTCGTGGCAAGGTGCCACGTGTTTCTCAACAGATGTTCAAGGAGGCCCAAGAGTCATCGCCAGTCTTAAAAAGGATTGCGGCTCATTTTGACAAGGAAGGCTATTTGACTGGGGTTGTTCTTACACCACAGCAAATAGATCAAATGCTGAAGCTTGGTCAAGAAACCCGAGATACGGAGTGGCAAACGGCTCGCAATAAAGCTCATTACGTTGGTGTCTATGATGAGCCGACATCACTTTTCCCGGCCGCTGGAGGCGGTCCAACTCCTAGCGGAGCACCTGAAGTTGGAAGTGACGAACACGTAAGGCAATGGCTTGAACGTCGCAAGGAGGCTAAGTAATGGGCGCTTTTGGGCAACAGTTTCAGCAACTTTCCTTGCAAGATAAGGACGCATATCTGCGTGAATTTTCGCCAGCATTCAAAGGCATGGAACCTAAAGACCAATCTGCTTACCTGAACGAGGTTCATTACGGTGCCGCGCCGGCTGCAACCGAAGCGCCCTTATCGCAAAGAATTGGTAAAGGTCTAAAAGAAGCTGCAATGGATGTGTTGGGTGGTCCGGGTTCAATTTTGGGTATGGCTGGACCGGCTGGGGCTGGAGCGGGTTTTCAAGCTGCTGGTGAACTAGGGGCAAAGGCTGCGCTCGCTCCGACTGCGGTAGAGACGGTCGGTTATATGGGAGCAGGTTTGCTTGGTCCTATGGGTGGGTATGCTGCTAGCCTCGGAGAAGAATTGGGGCAAGATCCTGCGGCTGGATTGGCGCATATGGCTGGTGTTATTGGAGGTGGGAAGCTTGCTACTAAGGGCCTTGAATATCTTCCAAGAGATATTGGTCCGACAGGACTTGCTATTCGTCATCCTATGGCTACCAAGACTCTGGCGGGGGGGGTGCTGGGCAAAGTCATTGGGGGTCCAGAACTAGTTCGGGCAGCAGAAGAAAACGCAATCGAGCAAGTAATTAGGGGAGAACGTTCTTTAGATGAGTTGCCGGATCGCCTCATGCCCCGATATATGAGCGAATTGAAGGCTAGGGCTAATGCCTATGCGCGACGATCTGTAGAAACCGGTCAGCCGATTGAGACCTTTAAGCTGCCTACTGGGCTAAAAGAAGCTGTGGAAAAGACTCTTGAAGAAAAAGTCAAGATGCAGCCGATTGAACCTCGGGCTGTTCTTACGGAAGAAGAACTTCAGACGATGAGTCAACAACAAAGGCTTACGGCTGCCCAAAAGGAAGCAATGCAGCCCAAGGCCAGTATGAGGGGCATGGCTCATGCGGCGGGCGAGCACGAGGAAATCTGGAGACCGTCTGCCCGCGGAGAGAAAAGAGGTACAAGCAAGTCTTACAGAATTGAGCCGAGATTACCGTGAGGAGGAGAGAAAATGGCACAGTCAAAACCGATATTGGTACTCAACGCATCACCCAGCGATCAGGGATTTACCGATAACCATGTTTATTTCTGTGGAGCCTTGAGCTTTTCTGCGGCGACGGGCTCAACCAATGCTGACACATATTTAACCAACGGTCTTCCATTCACGATTCGGCCAGCAGGAAATGATGCCGTGCTGTACACTCAGAATGCGCCCTTCTTTGGGCGGTTCGAGTCGTACACCAGCACCACGAACGTCTATAAGTTCGATCCCGTGCATAACACAATCAGGATAATTGTATCCGGCACAGAGTTGGCGAATGGTGCGGCCATTGGCGCGGGTGTGTTTGGAGATTCTGTCACCGGATACATTATGGCGAACCGCGCACCCTAGAGGTTTATATGGCAACTAATTTCTGGAATATTGGTGTCCGCTGTCTTCAACCGGGCGGCTACCCAATGGTTGTTGTCAACGGGGCTACGACAACCGGAACGGCCGCGAGTATACCTTTCTGTCTTCCGACCCGGCCCGGCGAAGGCCCCCCAGCAACGTGGATTACGCTTACGGGGTCTTCGGGGATAACAGCATTGAGCGCCATAGTGCAGGTCTCCTATGACAATGGAGTGAGTTGGCAGAAATACGGACCGAATACGTTCGATCTTTTTGCGAACCCGTCTATGCCGGTTACTCCTGCTGCTCCTGTGGGTTGCCTGCTTAGACTTTCAATAAGTACATTTACGGGAACGTCGGCAACAATTTCGGCGGCGGCCGATTAACGATGCCGGTTGACATTGCCCGAGAGATAGCGCATTACCGCAACTGGCCGGGGCACAACTGGCTTTCTGAAGCTCTGCGTAAGTTACAAGATCATTCCAATTCGCTTGCTTCTCAGAAGGCAGTGAGCGATTTACAGACTCAATTGACGGCGGCGCTTGCACGAATAGCGGCGCTCGAAAAGAAATGAATAGGCCGTGCCTATACGCATCACATCCCCACCGAGTGAAGCTTATCTAAAGGCCATACGGGCCGGTTCGTCTGCCCCACAGATCATTGAAAAAGTAATTGAGAAGCGGATTGAAATCCCAGTCCCGGTGGAGGTGCGCGTTGAAGTTCCCGTTGAAAAACTGGTTGAAATCCCTGTGGAGCGGATTGTCCACGTTGAAAAGCAAGTTGAGATCCCAGTTTACATCAAAGAAACAGTCGAAGTCACCAGGATCGAAAGCCTGAGTTCAAAGCAGATTATCGGTGAATTGTGGAAGCGCCTGAAGGCTTGGGTCGCTCGGGGGTTCAAACATGGCAGCTAATCCTTATATGCACTCGTTTGTTTTGGCATCTGGAAGCACGGCCTACAATCTAGCGACTTTGATTAAGGGTGATCCCAACGCTCCAAACTTGAGTGTTATTCAAGACATGACCGTACAAGTTCCCCTGCGTAGTGGGAATGCTAGGATTTATTTAGGCAACGGCGACATCACGGCAACAAATTGCGGAACTGAGCTTTCCGCCGGTCAGGCAATAGCCTTTACTGCGGTACCCCCTAATTGGCTGAACCTTCAATC